AATACAACTATACACTAGCTCAACATCTGGGGTGATACCATCATCCGCCAACCTAACGACTGGCGAACTGGCTATTAACACCTACGATGGTAAGTTATACTTCAAGTCAACGGCTACCGGCACTAGTGGTAACGTTGTGCTGTTAGCCTCGGCAGCTGGCGCCCTTGCCGCCACCAACATTTCTGGTGGCACGTCAGGTCAAATACCCTACCAAAGTGCGGCGAGTACAACAACCTTTATAACGGCACCGGGCACATCTGGCACGTACTTAGGCTGGAATGGCTCTGGTTTTGTGTGGTCATCCACAACCGGACCATCAGGCTACAGTGGCTTTAGTGGCATCTCTGGTTACAGTGGACTTGGATTCAGTGGCGGGTCTGGGTACTCTGGATACAGTGGCTTCTCTGGCTACAGTGGTATCAGTGGATACAGTGGTATTAGTGGATACAGTGGTATTAGTGGAACCAATGGTGCCTCTGGGTTCTCAGGATTCTCTGGTTTTTCAGGGTACAGTGGCATAAACGGAGCATCTGGTTATTCTGGCTACAGTGGCATATCTGGCTTCAGTGGCATATCTGGTTACAGTGGTTCTGGCATATCTGGCTATTCTGGCTCTGGAACGTCTGGCTACAGTGGCTATTCTGGCATAAACGCAACGGGTACGTCAGGCTTCTCTGGCTACAGTGGCACGTCGGGTTATAGTGGTTATAGTGGTTCTGGTGTATCTGGCTACAGTGGCACGTCTGGTTATAGTGGATACTCTGGCGCTACTGGAACGTCTGGTTATAGTGGATACTCTGGCGCTATTGGAACATCTGGTTATAGTGGTATCAGTGGCTACAGTGGTATCAGTGGTTATAGTGGCATTAGTGGCTACAGCGGATCTGGTATTTCAGGATACTCTGGGGCAACACCGACCTCTGTAGCAAACATTACTGGCGGTTCGGCTGGTCAAATAGTTTATCAATCCGCTGCCAATACAACAGCATTTTTAAGTATTACTGGACAGTCTGGCAACGTGTTGGTTGCTGGTGCGACACTACCAACGTACTCACCAACCTCTGGCATCAGTGGTGTTGGTAGTGCAATTAACATTGTTGGTGGATCATCCGGTCAAATACCGTACCAAACTGCGGCAAACACAACCGCCTTTTCACCAACACCAACGGTGGGGACATCTTCAAACCCTGGATTTTTAGCTTACACTGGAACCGGGTTTGTGTGGAGCCAATGGAAAACTTACCTAACAAGCACCAACATTAACGCAGCATTGGGCTACACCGCGGCTGACGCGGCTGGCACAAACGCTTCTGGCACCTGGCCAATTAGCGTTACTGGTAGTGCGGCTAATATTGCTGGCGGTTCTACCAATCAAGTTCCATACCAGTCTGCGGCTAGTACAACTGCATTTTCCTCTAACATGACGTTTAATGGAACAAGTTTAACATTAGCAAATGATGCAACCATTAATGGTCTTACTGTTGGTAAGGGTGCTTCAGGTGGAAGCTATAATACTGTATTAGGTACCAGTGCATTAATTGGAGCAACATCCAATAATACTACGGCTATTGGTTTTCAAGCAGGAAAATCTTTAAATAGTTCACAAACATATGGTTCAGTTTATGTAGGTTATCAAGCAGGTTCTCTTTCTACAGGTCAAGATAATACCTATATTGGTTCAAATGTAGTAAACACCAATGCAAGTTCGGGTAGTAATAATGTTGTGGTTGGTGCAGTATCTGCTACAAATTTAACTAGTGCAAATAGTTCAACAATTTTAGGATATGGTGCGGGTTATAATTTACAAACAGGCTCAAATAACACCCTATTAGGGAACAGTATTCTTTTTTATTCTTTTGCAGGAACATATAATACTTTTGTAGGTGATAGCGCGGGTAAAGGCTCGGGATTTGCAACTCAAAATTATAATGCGGGTGTTGGTGCCCAAACGCAATATTCTATGACAACCGCTTCCAGTAATTCTTCTTTAGGTTATCGATCATTGTATTCAACGACAACAGGCGGTAATAATGTTGCAATTGGTTATAGTGCGGGCTCTTCTATAACATCGGGATCTAATAGCATTGTTGTTGGTTATAATTCTCAATTATCAACTGCTATTGATACTAATTCAGTTGTTGTTGGGTACAATGCAACTGGTCAAGGCTCTAATACAACTGTAATTGGCAACAGTTCTACAACAGCGACTTATTTATATGGCTCAACAGTCATGTATGCACCAGTCGCCACCCCAGCGGCGGCGGGAACAATTGCAAGTGCTGCGACCATTGCACCCACAGCATTAATTACTTTTATTAGTGGTACAACTACAATTAACACCATAACAGCACCAGCACCATTAACATCTGGTGGTGGTCAGTTAACATTAATCCCAACAGGGTTATGGTCAACAGGAACAAGTGGAAACATAGCAATTGCAACAACTGCGGTTGTAAGTAAAGCATTAATTATGACTTATGATTCTACTACAGCAAAATGGTACCCATCTTACTAAAGTAAAACCATGATATTTTTTTATTGTTTTGTTATTTTACAACTAGCTGATTTGTGGACAACCTATGTGGGGTTAAACAAAAACATTGCGCATGAGGTTAATCCAGTCATGCGGTTTTTGTTTTCTAATGGACACATACTGCCAATACTTATCTTAACAAAGGCTATTTGTTTAATTGTAGCGTGGGAATTAAAAGACAATATACTTGCATTAAAAACAGTAAACCTAATTTATTTTTTTATTGTTTTTCGTAATTTTTTAATTATTAACAGGGTGACAAAATAACATGGATGTTCAAACACTTATCAACACAGTACTTCCATTAATCTGTGTGGCTATTGGATGGTTCTGTAAAGAACTATGGACGGCGGTTCAAGACCTTAAAAACGACCTTCACGACTTACGTACCCACCTAGCTGAAAACTATGTACATAAAGACGACTTCTCTGACCGCTGGGAAGAGGTTTTAAAAGCCGTACACCGCATTGAAGACAAGTTAGACAAACTACAGGAGAAGTAATATGTCCTGGTTAGAGACCATCGCACCAACCATCGCAACAGCAATAGGCGGACCACTGGGTGGTCTTGCCTACGAGGCTGTTTCAAAGGTACTTGGGGTATCTCAAGAAGCCGCCAAACAGATGCTAGACGACGGCAAGATGACCTCCGACCAAATTGCCCAAGTTAAAATAGCAGAACTCGAACTTAAAAAGACAGAAGAGCAGTTAGGCTTAAACTTTGAGGCACTAGCCGTTGATGATAGAAAATCAGCGCGTACTATGCAAACAGAGGTTAAGTCTACGCTGGTCCCTTCACTAGCAATCATTATTGTGGTATCATTCATCTGCGTGACGGTTGGCACACTGATGGGATACTCAAAAATTGAATCCGCCATGGCGGGCACATTGGTTGGGTACCTATCAGCCAAGGCAGAACAGGTAATATCGTTCTACTTTGGTTCGTCTAACGGCAGTCAGGCAAAAGACCAAATGCTATGGAAATCCACACCGACTGAGAAATAATGAAAAAATGTATTATAGTTGTTGTAGTGGCAGCACTCTTGCTGCCTTTATTTACACCATATAAAGACCAAGAGATAAGTGCAATTATGGCAATCACACAATCTACATTAGATACGATTATTAAGTTTGAAGGAAAGCGTAATAAGGCCTACCAAGACGTCAGAGGCTTATGGACGATTGGTGTTGGTCACCTTATTAAACCAGACGAGCCACACCTTATTAACACCATACTGACAGACGAAGAGGTTAAAAACCTCCTTAGACACGATTTAAGCTGGTGTGACGAGGCGATTACATCGTCTGTAAAGGTATCCCTCAACCAGAACCAATACGACGCCCTATACAGCCTTTGTTTCAATATTGGGGCAAACGCTTTCAAAAGCTCTTCCGTGGTTAAAAGATTAAACCAAAAAGACTACGCAGGCGCGGCTGAAGCCATTCTTATGTGGAATAGACCCATTGTTTTAATGCCACGTAGGGAGGCTGAAAAAAGGTTATTTTTAACGCCATTTAAGGGCGAAAATACCTAGTTTTTTGCATTAGTAGATATAAGGACTGATCATCCTATTCACAATATTAACCTCGAGGATATAAAATGGACGGATTTAAAACACTACCTAAAATGGCGCACTTCAAAGAAGGCGGTCATGCTAAAAAAGAAATGTGTGGCGGTGGAAGTGCTTATAGAAAAGGTGGCTCTGTAGAAAAAGAAGATGAAGCACAAGACAAAGCCATGATCAAAAAGGCGTTTAAACAGCATGACGAAGCCGAACATGATAAAGAGCCTACAGAGATTAAACTAAAGTCTGGCGGGCGTTCTAAAAAAGAAAAGGGCACGGTAAGAAAGTTTAAGGATGGCAGCGCTGTCTATGGTGCCAAAAAAGACGCTACAGACAAAAAAGAAATTGCTGAAGTTAAAATAGAAAAACCAAAGATGTTAAAGTCTGGTGGCAGAACCGGCGTTAGCGACGTAGAAAAAGAAAAGTTTAAGCCAGCTGGTGACAAGGTTGCAACAATTAAGGTTAAACCAACGGGCGACAAGAAGGCTGATGCACCATCTAAAGGTTCTGCTAAACCAGCGTTTGGTGGTAGCGACGTAGAAAAAGAAAAGTCTAAGCCATCTGGTGATAAGGTTAATATGATTAAGGTCAAACCAACCGGTGACAAGAAGGCGGACGCACCCAATAAAGCTACCATTAAACCAAGTCGCCTAAGCGACAAAGATGCCATTGACGATATTGATGGATATAAGACTGGTGGTAAAATAAAAAAGATGCAAGCCGGTAGTTTGGTTGGCAAACTATCGGATTACGTTATGGGTTCATCAGCACAAAATGCTAAAGCAGCAAAAGAAAATGCTGAGTATTTAAAAGCTAAAAGAATGCAACAAATGGCTGGTAAACAAATGAGTCCTGGTGAAAATATGGCTATGGGATTAGCTGGAATGGGGCAAGATAGCGCACCACAACCAGCTCCAACTCAACCAGCAGCGCCAACACCACAACCAACTGCACCGATGGGTGCAATGCCAGCACAAAAACGTGGTGGTCGTGCAGGTAAGAAGTAATGCCATACAAATCAAAAGACCAGCAAGCCGCGATGTATGCCGCGGCTTCTGGTAAAAGCACATTAGGCATACCTAAAAAGGTTGGTAAAGAATTTGTAAAAGCTGGACCTGCATCTAATAAATTACCTCAAAAAGTAACTAAACGAGCTTCTGGCCGAGGAAGATAATATGGCTTATAGTAATACAACTGGTCAAACAACAATTAATGTTGACCAGTTAATTTCATTTGCTTATCGTGATGCTGGTAAAACAGCAGAAGAAATGACGCCTGAATATATTGAAGCGGCTAAACAGGCGTTGTTTTATAATTTGCAAAATTTATCCAACCTTGGTGTTAATTTATGGTTACTAGAGAACCAACTTTATGGTGCTCTTACACAGCAACAACAATTAATACTACCAAAGACTATTATCGATGTTCGTGAGGCTAACTGGGTTTATGTTCAAAACATCCAAGCATCTACCTATTTACCAACAGATAACTCAACATCACCAAACGCATTCAATCAAAACTCCACATTAACATCCCTTGCAACCTCAACAGTTTCAGAAAACTGGTTAGGGCTTGGTTATCAGCAAGCACAGAGCGTTTACTACGTTGGTTGGAACTGCTACGCACCAAACAACACAACACAAACTTATAACCTTGTGTATGAGTATAGTGATGATGGAATTAACTGGATTACAAAACAGACATTTCCATCCATCACCATGACGGATAAACAGTGGCAGTATTACAATATTTCAATTACAGAGCCACATTTGTTCTATCGTCTGCGTGAGACTGTTGCAACAACATTCTCTGTACGTCAAATTGTATTCTCAACAAGTCAACAAGTTATTCCACTAGCACGACTTAATCGTGATGATTATTGGAACCTACCAAACAAACAATTCCCATCTGTTCGTTCATTGCAGTATTGGTTTGACCGTACAATTGAGCCATCTATGTATCTATGGCCCGTGCCTAACAACCCATATCAAATGTTTCAGTTGATTGTCGAAAAACAAATGATGGACGTTGGATCATTAACTAATCAAATATATGTACCAGACAGATGGATTAATTGTATACAAAAACAATTATCACACTCCATGTCATTACAACTGCCAGGTGTGGATATGACACGAATCACATATTTAGAAGCACAGGCAGAGAAAGCGTTCTTACAGGCTAGTGAAGAGGACAGAGATCGTAGCCCCATATACTTGCAACCTAATATAAGTTATTATTCCCGCTGATATGATTTGCACTTACGCTCACTACAAACCAGACAATACCATATTTTATATTGGTATAGGTAATGCTAGGCGCCCGTATGATTTTTACAAAAGAAGTAATTACTGGAAAAATGTTGTTGCTAAATATGGAAAACCAAAGGTGCAAATATTAGCTGAATGGGGCACTGCGGAAGAAGCAAAACAACATGAAATTGTTTTAATTGATTGTTTTAAAAGTATGGGTTATCAATTAGTAAATTTAACAAACGGTGGCGATGGGTGTAACGGATATAAACACACAGAAGAACATAAACAAAAAATGTCTGACCGTTTTAAAGGCAATAAAAATCCTATGTATGGTCGACATGGAGATAAAAATCCAAATTATGGTAATGGTGCAAAAATTGCAAAAAACAAACACCCACTAGCAATAAAAGTTAAATACAATAATAAAACTTTTGACTGTATAAAAGATTTAGCAAGTTACTTAAATGAGCCTTATAAAAAAATACAAAAACGAGTTAAATATAATGCTGCTAAATATGGATATGAGGTTTTAAAATGAGCGTAATAATGAACTACAATTCGCTTGTAGCGAATATTATTGACTATATGGAGCGTGATGACGATGGCTTTATTGCTCAAATCCCAAACCTTATAGCACTTACTGAGTCTTCTATTGCGGCTGAGTTAAAGACTTACATGCAGTTGATTGTTGTGGAAACTAATTTGGCTACTAACCAAACTGTGTTAAATAAACCATCACGTTGGCGTAAAACAGTTTCAATGAAGGTAAATGGTCAGCCAGTTAAACTTCGCAGTCAAGACTATGTGTCAATGTATCTTTCTGAATCTTCTGGTGGTCAGCCTTTGTATTATGCTGACTATGATTATAGTAATTGGAATTTTGCCCCAGCACCAAACAAATCCTATCCAGTGGAAATTATTTACTACGCTGAAATACAACCATTAGATGCCACTAATCAGCAGAATTTATGGACACAGATTGCACCACAGGCTATGTTATATGGTGCTTTATTACAAGCACAAGGTTATTTAAAAGCATTAGATAAACTTCCTGTATGGAAACAATATTACACAGATGCAATAACCTCACTAAAGAAAGAAGACGATTCACGTCGTATAGATCGCAATACTACGATTCAGGAACCTTAATATATGACTACTCCAGTATTTACCTCCCCTTTTACAGGCACAATTGTTACACCAACGGATGTGTCATATTCAGCACTCACGTTTGGATCTAATACACCTTTATTTTGGCCAGCAATTGTTAACCAAGGAACCGGTCAGGTTCCAGCAACACGTATCATTGACTGTACAGCGACAACAACGGGGCTTGCTATTAGTCTTCCAGAGGCAGACCAGGGCACTGTAGGTGCTGATATTTTATTTCGCAACCTTGGTTCTAACTCGTTTGTTATCAAAGATTTTTCTGGTGGTAACTCTGTAACTGTTGCCGCTGGTGTATCTAAATACTTTTATTTACAAGACAATTCAACAGCTGCAGGTACGTGGGGTAACGTAACATTTGGCACAGGAACATCCTCTGCTGATGCAGCAACATTGGCTGGTGCTGGCTTGACAACAGTTAATGGTCAACTAGCAACTACACAAAACATTATTGATGTTTCTGTAGCACCAACAATTACTAACTTAAGTCGTGCGGCAACATATAACTGGACTGGTGGCTTAGGCAATATATCCTTGCCAAGTATTACTTCACTTTCAACAGGCTGGTTTATTGCGTTTAGAAATAGTGGTTCCGGTTCTTTGATTTTTACGCCTGTATCACCACAAACAATTAATAACCAAACATCTATTACAACAAATCCAGGCGATTCTGGTTTTATATTTTATGATAATAGTTCTAGTCAATTTATTACGGTTGGTTGGGTTACACCTAACAACGTGGTATTTACATCAGCAACTTATGACGTAGACGCTATCTCCGGTGGTACATTAAACCTTGTTTCAAATGCACCAATCATTCAAACATATGTTTCACAATCAGGTACCCGCAACGCCACGTTGGCGGTAACATTACCAGCTATTACACAGTTGTATGTAATGGTAAATAACTGTACTAACATTAATGACTCTATTACTTTCCAAAATCAGGGTAGTAGCCAAACACCACTATCTTTAGGTATAGGACAAACATATACTTTATTAAGTGACGGAGCATTTTTATACGTTTTAAATTCATCTTCATCCTCTTATTTTAAAGCAATTAATGGTACAGCAACGTCACCGTCATATTCCTTTTTAAATGACGGCAATACTGGTATGTACCTAGTAGGATCCAGTATATTAGGATTAGCTGCAAACGGTACTGAAATTGTTGATATAAATGCTACTAATTTATCAACACCATTAGTAACTGTTAAGGCACAACTTAATGCAACATCAATTAGTGGTGGAACGTTCTAAATGGCGGCTGATAATCAGCAACAAGACAACGCACAGTATACTTCAATCTACAGCCTAGCAATACCGGCTGGGATTAAGCGTGATGGCACACAGTTTCAAAACGACCAATACACCGATGGCGTGTGGTGTAGGTTTCAACGTGGCGACCCTAAAAAGATGGGTGGCTACCGTACATTGTTTACTAGTAATACCGGCATATATAGGGGGATGATTTCTCAGCCGTATAATGGCGTTAACTATATTTTTGCTGGAAACTATAAAGAACTAGACGTATTTAACTGCGGTATTAACTACGGTGTTGGTAGTGGTCCGTTTGTTGTTAGTATTTTACCTGGCACGGTGCCATTTACTTTAGTATCAAAAACAAGTTCTAGTTTTACAATCGCTGGTAATGTAACTGCATTATTCCCAACTGGAACTAATGTTATATTTAGTCAAACATCTCCAGTTAACTTTGTTACCACAACAGCAACCTATACATCACCAAATACAACGGTTAACGTTACCGGAACAATTACTGGTAGCCCAACAACAGTATGGTTAAACAACTCTTCAGTATTTACTGCTGATCCAGCATTAGGCCCATATCGAGTTATGTGGCAGTTTGATGCACAGTTTAGCCCAGCTGGTGGGCAACTGCAGATGTTTGCACACCCTGGTTATAACCTTATTGATATCGATAATGGTGTTACATCACAAGTTTTAGTTGGTAACATTACCCCAACGGCGGGTAACACTTGGACATTTAGTGGATTGTCAGATAGTGCAGGTTCAAACCCAACATACCAGCCTGTTAGTGTTGATGGCGGTGTTTGTGTGTTGTATCCATTTATTTTTGTATACGGCTCACATGGTTATATAGCTAATAACAATGTTAGTAGCACTTATACACAGCAAAACTTTTATGACTGGAATGGCCCATTAGCAAACCAAGTTAACGTATCTGCCTCTAAGATTGTTAAGGGTATGCCAATGCGTGGTGGTACTAACTCACCAGCTGGCTTATTCTGGGCAACAGATTCTCTTATTCGTGTTTCATTTAACTCATCCGCCTCTAGTACAGCGACAGTGAGTCAGTTTTGGAACTACGATATTGTTTCAAGCCAAATCTCCATCATGTCATCAAATTCTGTGGTCGAGATGGACGGTGTATATTATTGGATGGGTGTTGACAGGTTCTATGCTTACAACGGCAGTGTTGTAGTAGTTCCAAATGATAAGAATATAAATTACCTATTTGATAATCTAAACTATACACAACGTCAAAAAGTCTGGGCTACGAAAGTGCCAAGATATAATGAGATTTGGTTCTTTTATCCAAGAGGTACAGCAACAGAATGTACCGATGCAATTATCTATAACGTTAAAGATAAAATTTGGTATGACGTGGGACAAGCTGTGGGGGCACAACGTTCTTGTGGTTACACTACAGAGTTGTTTCCAACGCCAATATGGGCTGATTGGAACTATACCCCGTCGTTTAGTAGACCCTATACTGTAATAAACCACCCAGCAAGTTTGCCCGCAGCATCTAACAACCAAATGTATATCTCTGGTGATGTTACGTCGGTATTTAGTCCTGGTAGTATATTAACATTTTCTTTATCAGCACAGTCTGGCCAAACTTTTCAAGTAACATCTTCTGTATATACTATTAATGCCACTATTGGTGCCCCTGGCGTGACACTTATATCTTTCACTGGGGCGACTTCTAATACTGTTGCTATAGGAACCTTGGTTTATCAACAAACCAGTGGATACACTATTTGGCAACATGAGTTTGGTCAAAACCAAGTTAACCTTAATACTGAACAAGCTGTGTATTCTAGTATCACAACCAGTGACATTAGTTGGTTAACTGGTAATCCTAGCCAAGATGGATTAATTGGTATTAACCGTCGTATGCACCTTCGTCGTGTTGAACCAAACTTCTTACAAACTGGCACCATGTCAATGACTGTTTTAGGTCGTAAGTTTGCTAATAGCACAACTGAAGAAGATTCTGGACCATATTATTTTGAACCCCATACAGATAAGATTGACTTGCGTATAGAACATCGCTTGGTACGTTTAAAGTTTGAATCTAATGTATTAAATGGCAACTTTGAAATGGGGCGTTTATTAATAACTGCTGAGTATGGAGATGAAAGACCTTGACAACTTATGTCAATAAAATTAACCAACAGTTCTTTCCATTTAACCCAGAACTATCAAGCTGGGAAGACTGGAATGGTAATTTTATTATTTATTATGGTCAGTTAAACATACCCTACCACCCAGAAGAAAATTGGAAAGATACAGCCACAGTAATTGCTAGTACATTTACGTTTTCTGCATTTCCAGTTCCCAACCCAGAAACATTTGAAAATTGGCAAGATTGGGCTAAAGAAGTAACATTAATTATTAATGGTAAAAGCCATTAATCTAGGGCGAAAACACCTTATTTTTTGCATTAGTAGATATAGAATAATTAACCTAAAACAAAATGAAAAAATTATCTCCACTTGAGCAATTAGCACAATCGGGTCGTAATGGTGACACGATGCTTGCTCATATTAATCCACAAGAAGCTGCTTTATTAAAAGCATTAGGTGGTAGTGGAACAATTAATCCAAAAACAGGACTTCCTGAATTTTTTGGGTTGGGTGATTTAAACCCGTTTCATTATGTTGATATAAGCAATATTCCCGTTATTGGACAAGCAAGCGATGCGGTAGGAAAATTAGGAAGTTTTGTTGATAACAGCATACCTGGGGGGTGGGGGACAATAGGTGCTGCGGCTTTAATGGCGGCAGGTATTTATGACCCTGATTTACTTAATCTTGCTGGTCAAGGTGAATTAACCGCAGCAGATATTGAGGATGCTGAGTTAGGCAATGCAATTTCGGCCAATCAAATAAGCACATTACAAAATTTAGCTACGCCAGCAACAGCTATTGAAAGTTATACACATGGAGTTGCAACATTAGATCAAGCTTTACAAGCAGGTGCTTCAACTTCTGATTTGTTAAATGCGGGTGCAAGTACAAGTTCATTGGTAAATGCAGGAGCATCTATACCTGAAGTATTACAAGCAGGTGGAAATGTTGGTGAACTATTACAAAATGGAATTTCAGTATCACAATTAATTGATGGTGGTGCTTCTGTTTCTGATTTATATAATGCGGGTGCCCCAATATCACAATTAATTAGTAGTGGTGCAAATTTAGATGAATTAGCGCCATTAATTAATGGAAACTTATCAGAACAGGGAATGCAACTTGCAATTGGTGATATACAACCAACTATATATATCAATGGCGTTCCTGAAGCACCAATAAATCCAGCGGCTTCAGAAGTGTCCAATCTTGGCACAGAAGCTTCTAATGCAACAGCAACTGCTAATATACCAACAACATCTAACAGTTATTTTAATTCATTGCCCGAAACTAATTCATTACCAACGGGTGTTCCTGATGGTTCAAGATTAGCGTATGACTATGGTAATGTAGGAAGTACATATGTTTCACCTGATGGTACAACTTATACGGTTAGTTATAATGGAACTGTATCAAAAGCAACTTTAGGCCCAAATGGATTTACATTTGATACTGTTTACACACCACCTAATCCATTAACAGTAGGAACTAATGTTGGAAGTTCTACTTTAGGCTCAGGCGGAACGGGTGTTGGTGTTGGCACAGGAACAGTAAGTTCAGGAACGGGCTTGGGTGGATTAACCGATGCCTCATCCTTACCAATGGGTTCAACAGGAGTTGATTTAGGAAATGCCCTTACAAGTGCAGGAACAGGGGCTTTAAAGGGTGCAGGCACAACCGCAGCAGTTGATGTGTTAACAGGACAACCAATAACACCAAAAGGTTTAGCAACGGGTGCTATAACGGGTGGTATAGGTGCAGGTGCAGGAAATGTTGCAGGACAACTTGGTGCGGGAACGATTGGTTCAGGAATAGCATCAGGAACTGCGGGCGGTGCGACAGGCGCTGTATTAAATAATGGTGATGTAGGAAAAGGTGCTTTATCAGGAGCATTATCAGGGTTAATTGGTGGTACTACAACTCAAGCTTTAAATACTATAGACCCAAATTTAGACCCATCATTAGCATCTGCTGGACAAAGCGCAGTAAATACAATTTCAAATGCTTTAAAAACAGGAAATACAAATAATTTAACACAAAATATTATAGGTGGTGCATTAGCAAGTGCAGGATTAACTACGGGTGCAAATGCATTATTGAATAATCCATCAGTACCTGATTATACAAATGATGTGCCTTATTCACCAAATGGGGCTTCTCAACCAATAGATACAGGTCAATCGGCTTTAGATGATGCTTTGGCTAAAGCAATACAACAGAGTCAATCATTAGGACAATCTGCACCTACATTTACTACACC